GCAGCGACGCCTGGAAATCGATTTGCAGTGTGTTGCCCGAGGTGACCGTGGTGGATGACCCGTTGTCCCAGTACGCCACCAGATTGTCTGATGCCGAGGTGTCGTTGTAGAGCGCGGCATAGCGGAAGGTGATGCCGGCGCCTGATGCCGTCCACGCCGTCGGATCGGTCGCGGTGACCGTCACAGTGCCGCTGCTTTCCGATACGCCGATGGTGGTGGCCAGCCCGCCCGCGGTGTAGCCGTTGGCGGTCGATAGCTCGGTGATCGCCGACAGTGTGGTATGCGCCGCCGATGGCGTGCCGTTCGACAACGCCACCTTGAAGGTGTGCGAGCCGAAGTTATGCACGCCGTTCACCAGTTGTTCGACAAAGTCGTTGTATTTGGAATAAACGGCCATTTAATCCTCCGATGTCAGCGCCGCGCCGATCACCTTGCCGGTGCGCGGGTCGCGGTGGATCACCGCTTTACGCGGCCTGCTCATGGCCTCGATCAGCCCTTGATGCGATTTGCCGATGCTTTCCATCATGTGGGCCAGCATATCGTCGGGCGTCCGGGTCATGCCGCTGGCCTGCCGGATCTGCTGTTGCTGCATGGCAGCGTCGGCGGCTTCCCGCTGCTTGGCCGCGGCTTCCTGCTGCTTGAGTTGCGCCGTCTGCTCGGCCTTGAACATCTCGATTTGAATTTGGTTTTGCGCCTTCTCGCGCTCCAGCGCCATTTCCTGGGTAGCGCGCTCGCGCTCGGTCTGCGCCTCAAGCGCCGCCGCTTGCTGCTTGAGCGTCATATCGGCGGTGGCCTTTTCCTTCTCCAGCGCGAGCTTGGCCTGTGAGGTCTGCTGCTCCAACTGCAGTTTGGCCTGCGCTTCCGCCTGCTTCGGATCAGGCTGCGTCTGCTCCTGCTCGCCGGCGTCGCGGAACCGCTTCTTCACGTCGGCAGGCAATGGCGAAGTCTCGATGAGCACATCCATCACCGCCGCGCTCTTGGTCGGCGATAGCATCGGCGCCACCGCCGGTAAGGCTTGGCTGATCGCGTCGTAGGTGTCTTGCATCAAGGTGACGGTGTCGGGGCCCTCGTCCAGAATGATGTCAACGTCAAGCTCGCCGATGGCGTTCTGCTTTTGCGGCATGCCATCGGGCCCGGGCACCGTGGCGTTGATCTGCACGAATTGCGGCTCGCCCTGCGCATCGGTGACGCGGATCCAGCGTTCATTGACCCAATAGCTCTGCGCGGCATTGAACAGCGAGCGATAAACCCGGATTTTCCATGATCGTAGGTTAGTCATGTAGGGCCCAAGCTCGGCAATGCCGGCTTGCTGCAACAGCGCGATGGCGCGGCCGGACGAGCCCTTGCCGACATCGCCGCCGGCAATCGCCGCGTTGGGCCCGAAGTTTTCGATCTCCTGCGCCGCGTCGCGCATGAATTCGAGTTGGCCCATCACCGCCGCCTGCTTGGCTTGATCGTCAAAGCGCAGGTCATCGAGCCCGGTGTTGACCAGCACGATGCCATCGGCCCGCGCCGCCTCCTGCCGCAGTTTCTCGACGTTGGTGTCGGCCACCGCCGCCTTGGTGGCGATGATGCGGCGGTTGTTCAATTCGTGCAGCCCTTTCGAGCGGCGCTGATTAACTTCATCCTGCGGCGATTGCAGGTTACGAACGAACCCATACCTATCGCCGTCGTGATCGACCGAGGCCGAGAACATCAGGTATTTGGCGAACTGCTTGCCGTTCTCATCGGTGAACGGCGATTGCCCCTGCATCAATATCTTGGAGCCGGTGAACAGCGCCCACTTCCACCCGCCCTTCGACTTGTACCAAATGTCAACAAGCCTGACCTGCTTGAAATCGCCGCTGGCCTGGAACCATCTGGTGTCGCGGTCGGAATTGCTGGTCAATTCAAGCGAGCTATCGCACGCCGCCTTGATGTCGTCTGCCATGTCGGGAAGAATTTCATTCATCAATTCCTCATCGACATATTTGCCCATTCCGACATAGCGCGCGTCGGAGAAGTCGTGCTTGAACGATCGCGGGTCATAAAAAAACCCGTCGTTATCGACGGGTCCGAAGATCACATCATAGTCGGGCTGTTGTGGTTCTGGTGGCGGCATGCCCGGCATCATGCCTTGTCCGGTCTGCTTCGGGGCCGGCATCGGTTGGAGGTCCAATTCGATGCCGCCGATGCCGTCCACCGCCGCGGCTTCGTTCACCAGCGGCGCCACCTCGTTCCACTTGTTGCGGTCCATCAGATAGCGCAGCACCGCGGTCGCCAGATCGGCACCTTCCTGATGCTGCGGCGTACGCGGATAGGCTTTGGGGTCCTGCTTGAGCCGTTCCACCAGCCCGACAATGCCATCGACCTTGCGGCCGATCTTGTTGTAGGTCACCACCGGCTGCTTGCGCTCATTGAAGGTCTTGATCTGGTCGGATGTCCATTGCGCGCCGTGGCGATAGCGTCGCGCGTTCTGTTGCTCTTGGATCTCCAAGGTCTTGTTGTCGAGATACGTGGTGTAGGCGTTAATGCACTTTTCCAGCGGCCAAAAGCCCTCTTTGTCTTCGCCCTCGGGGTCAACGATCGGCGCATTGCGGCCAGCCGCCGAGCCGCCCTGCGGATAACCGCCGCCCCGGATCGACAAGACGTTGCTGATGGCCATTTATTTATTCCTTGCCCGCGACGCGCTCGACCAGTCGCTGTACCGCTGCCACTTCCTGCTTGAGCTTGCCGAAATCACGGTGCAGCACGCGCAATAGCTCTTCAATCCGATCCAATTGCGTCCCGCTTTGGGATTGGATCAGCGATTGCGCCATTCGCGTTACCTCAATAAGTGCGCCAATCCCCGGGCTGCTCGCCGCGCGGGTGGATCTGCGCGTAGCCGCTCACGTCAGCCGGCTTCGGCTTGTCTTTTTCCTTCGCCCATGGTCTACTCATACACGCATAGCGTGCACAATCTCCACTATGATCTTCTGAGTCACTCAACACGTCTTCCGGCCGATCGGGATCGTGCTGCAGAAATGGAACGGTTCTAATGAAATCCACCGCGGTGGAGAAGACCACCATCATCGCGTGGCCGTCGTCGTTGCCTTCCATGCGCCAGCGCATCACGTCCCAACCGCCATTGGCCCAGCCGCCGGGCTTGTGCACCCGGGAATTGTCGGCGCGGCGAAACCACACCTTGCCCTGCGAGCCGGTGCCCATGCGCTCGGCGATCGAGGGCCCGCCGTCCTGAATGAAGGCCGAGGGATCGAGCACCCCGTAGGAGATTTCTTCGTCCTTTTCCCGGGTAGATATCCCCTTCCCCACCTCGTCGGCATTCATCTTGATCCCGACATTCGGCTCGCCCGGCTTCATGCCGTACCATTCGCGATAGAGCACCATGGCGCCGCGCGGCAGGAACTTGCCGCCGTAGGTGCCATCGTCCGACACCACCGCCCACCATTGGACGCAGAACGGGTGCGCGGAGCCCCAATCCATCGCGCGGAACTTGAGCCACTCCTTCGGGATCTCGAATGGTCGCACCACATGCCGCGCCGTCGACCAGCAGTCGAAGAAGGCGCCGAGCGTGACGCTCCAATCACCATCCAGCCACGCCTGCACCAATTCCTTGCTGCCCGACGATCGCAGCCGCTGCTTGTAGCTCTCCGCGTCGATGAACGGGTTATTGTCCACCTTGCTCGGGATGAAGATCCGATCCAGCCCGGTGACGGGATCGTGGATCACCTGATTGCCGAGCGGGAACGGATCGATGTAGCGCGCCTTCACCCACTGGTGGCCGGGCCCACCCGGGTTGCCGGTGGCGCGGAAACCTACCGGAACACCCGCACCCGAGCGTAGCGTGGCAAACAGTTTGAACACCGGCGCCGGCGAGGGGAAGTTGCCGATTTCCTCGATGTAGACGCGGGTATAGCTGTGGCCCTGATAGCCCTCGGCGTCACTATCACGATCCAAGTATGCGAACCGTAGCCGCGCGCCGCGGGGATCGCGCCAGAGCTTCTCGGTTTCGTTATAGGTCCATTTCAGCGGGCCGTAGATCGCCCGCGACCGCTCGATAGTATCGACCAACTCCTTATAGGTGCGCCGCACCATCAGGCCCGCGGCGTGCTGCCCAAAGGCGTTGGCGTGCACCATGAACTCGCCCAGCGCGCCGTCGGTCTTGCCACCACCACGGGCGCCGCCAAAGAACACTTCGAAAATTGGGCACTCCAGCAGCGCCCACTGCGCCCAGTTTGACCCGGGCGACCAGATGACCCGCTCGATGCGATCGGTTACGGCGTCCATGTTTCATACTAGACATTTGTTCCCGTGGGCCAACGGTCGGTGTACCCGCCGAACGCCGCGCCCGGCCAGTAGTAGTTATCGCTCCACCGATTGGGCGTGCCGCCGCTACCGCCGGTTCCGAGTATCGAGCCTCTCTGCGCGCTCATTCCGTGCTCGGCACTGATCCCCACTCCCATATCGGAGCCGATCTGCCCGCCGCGCAAGCCTTCGCTCGACTGGGTGTTGATGAGTTCTCCGTTGCGCATGATCCAGCCCGGCCCCATGCCAAGCAAGCGCCAGTTATTGGTCGAAGGCCCGCTCATTTGATGGGTCGCTATCCCCGGAACATCGCGGCCGAGTTTTCGGAATAAATCTTCGGCCCTGAAAAACCCGCCCCGATCGCTGCCGTACTCGTATCCTATGCCGGTCCTGCCATATCGCGGCAGAAATCCGCCCGCCAATTGGGCCAAGCTTATGCCGGACTCTGCCGCCACCTGATCGGGATCGTCAAACTTGTAACCGCCGTAAGCATCGAAATACTTTGCCCGATCTTCGGGCGCCATGCTTCCACCGCCGAACAGACCACCACCCATCTCCCAGGTAGAGGCGCCGGGGCTGCCAATGTTGAAGCCGCGGCTGACATCGTCACCGCCGCCACCACCGCCGCCGCCGCTGAGCGCCTGTTGGGCCTGTTGAATTAAAGCGTCGGTGTCGCGTAGTGCCCATGTGCCGTACGATTGCGGCGCCATCTGCTGCAACCCGGGCTGCTGCTGGGAGCCCCCCCCTACGCCACCGTACATTCCGTAAGGTATATCAACCATGGTTGTGTACTCCGGCGATCATTGCAAAGAGCCGTTGCCGCTTCCATCGTCTGGCACCGGCAGTGCCTTCAGATCGAGGTGGTCGGCGCCATACTTGGCCACCCATTCCTCGCGCGTGAGCACCTTGGGAAGCTCGGCGACATAGCGCACGTTGAGGTCGGCCGCGATTTCGGTGCGGGTCAAATCGGGAATGATCTTCTTGAGCAGGATATCGATCGCTTTGATCTGGCTCATGCTCAACTCGAGCCCGTCGAAGATGTGAGCCTGCAGCCGGTGAATGAGTTGCGACGCCTTGATCTTGGCCCGGCATTCCGCGGTGTTGAACGGGGCCAATCCCTTCGGTCGTTTGCGCGCTGGCATGCTAGTAACTCTGCCGCCCGATCCGCATCGGACGACGGGCGATCGAGCCGTACCCGAGCGCCTGTGCCATCGGATCTTCCGGATCGGGAGGCCCCTCGGCCAGCGGCATCGGCTCCCCTTCCGGTAAGCCGCCTTCGCGCCTGTCTTCCATGCGTGATCTCCCGAGCGCAATCAGCCTTGGATCGTTGAGCATACTGCGCCAGTTGGCCTCGTTGAGCGGCAAGCGCCCGCTGTCGATCATATCCATTAGGACGGGAGAGGGATCCTGTGCATTGCGCGTCTGCCGCAGTATCTCGCGCTCAACGCCACCAAATCGGCCGGGATATTCTGGGGCCGGTATCTTGGGCCAACGGTCGATATTCTTACCTTTTCCCGGCTGCGGAATATGGGGCCAGACCGTGCCCGGCTGATCCGGCACGAAGTATTCCGGGCCTTCCTCACCCACCACCACCGGCTCGTTCTTGGCCACACGGCCGCCCTTGGCCAAGGCGCGGATCGAACTGCCCCGCAGGAAGTCGAGTAGCGAGGCTTGTCGCTCTCCGGGGGGGTTTGCTGGCCCGGGAGGAGCAAAAGGCGGGGTAATCATAAAAGGCAAATCGGGGGAGTTAGGGTCGCGTAATCCGACCGGAGGTGCGGGAGGTGCAAGACCAAAATCACGGTCCTCAATTATGAGATCAGGATTGCCAATGATCTCCCCTTCCCCATAATCCCGTCCCGGGAAACCCTGAATTGCAGGTGGCGCCCCAACATCACGGCCGCCGGCCGCTAAATGAAGCAATCCAGGCGCTTCAGCGATCATCGTTCGGCCGCCCCGCGCAGGCGGCGGGGGCGGGGCGTTTGGATCTAGCGGCGGGGCGTTTGGATCTGGCGGTTTGGTTAATTCCCGAGCAAATTGTTGTCCGAACGGCACGTCGCTACGCTGCTGCGCGGGCGAGGGCGGCCCCTGCACGGGACCACCGAACGCTTCCGTTTTTCCGATGACGCCGCCGGAAGCCGCAGGCTTGTAGCCCTGCATCGCTTCGGCAACACTTTCGGCAATCTTCTCTTGAACCTTCGATTGGGGAATGGGGAGAAATCCTAACACAGTGGCATTTTTGCCGCCGGGACCGTAACCCATCAAGACGGCGGTCTTGGCGCCCGTGTCCAGCATCGCGGCCCGGGCCATGGCAGGGGGGACGCCGGCCGCAATCAATGCGGCCCTGCCCGCGGCGCCCTTCGCCATGGCTTCTTCTTTGGTGGTGTTAGGGTTAATCCCCCGCAACGCCTCCTTCTGGATGGCTGCTATAGTCCGAGCGATCATTACGGGGTCCAATTGCCCGGCGCGCGGCAGCGTCACCGGAATGTCGAACTCGTTGGGCCTATCGATCGGGGTCCGAATATCGGCTGGCGGGCGCGCGTCGGGCAGCGGCGCCTCGGGCGGTGGCAGTGCCGCTGGCGGCGGGATATCGGCCGGCGGGCGCACAATATCGGGCGGCTGCAGAACAGTCGGCGGGATATCGGCCGGCGGTCGCGGAACATCTACAGGCCGCTGCGCTGCTTCCCGCTGCGCGCGGTCTTGCGCCTCTTGTTTCCGTGCAAAGTTCGGGTCCGGCTTGCCGTCGTCGGTCTGGTATTTTCCCGTCAGGGGATCGAAGCCTTGGCGGATTTTAGCGGCCAACTCGCGAAAATTTTCCGTCGGTTGAATGTGTGCCGGATCATATGAACCTCGATTGGCATATGTGCGGTTAACACCAAATTTCCCACCGTTTTGATCGATCCAACTCCAAACCTGACCCTGATTACCCCTAGTGCCCGTCACATCGAAAGCACGTCCTAATCCGTAGGCATAGCCTCCCTTTGCAATATCCTCTGCGGAAAGGCGGTTGGCGGATTTCGACACATCGGCATATCCCGGCCAATTCGGCACCGGATTAATACCGCCATAAAGAGCACGGTTAGCCCTCACGGTATCGGTGCCGCCGTGCCAAGAACCCAGCCCGCGGGCAAAGACCCCTGATGTAATCAACCCTTGCCGAAAATTGTCACGGAAGGCTGCGGTGATCGTCCAGGGAACGCCGGCCTTATCCATGGCCTTGCCCATGGCTTCGACAACAGTCTTAAAGTCGGGATCGACGCCACCAATAGCATATTGCGTTTTTTCCAATGCAAGACGTGAGCCGGACAGAGGGTCTTTAAATGTAAAATTGCCGCCGGCGTCGCTCTTATTTGGCACGCGATCGTAAACATCCGACAAGTATCGATCGGCCGTCGTTGGCCCCTGCCATGGGGGAGCATCATAAGTACCCTTGATCCCGGGTGCGCCCGCCGATGGTGGTGGTGTTGTGGTCGGCGGCGCCCCGAGCGGAGGGGCCGGCGGCTGTATGTCGACGAGGCCGGGCTGCGGCGTGGATGGAGCTGGCGCCGGCGGAGCCCCTTGCTGCTGCTCGCTGGGCGGTGGGGCCGGCGGCGGTGCCGGCGAACCGGAATATTCCCAATTCGTTACTTGGCCGCCCGGGATGAATGATTGAGCCCGGCCCGCGGTGTCGGCATAACTCTGTTGCGAAGTGTCGTCCGTCAGGGGAGTGTTCGGGTTGCCCGTAGGCATCCCAGGAGGGGTATCGCCATACACTGCGGCTTGAATGTCTGCGATCGTATGGCCGCCGTAAACATTACCCTCCGGCGTGATGTACGGACCACCTGTGCCATAAACGGCGTCTTGAACCTGCCCGAGCGTGATGCCTTGCGATTGGGGCCGGCCACCGCCCTCTTGGGCCTGACCATAAACGCCATTGGCGATTGCCATCGCCTGCTGTTGTGAAGCACCGGCCTGCTGGGCGGCGGTGGCGGCAGCTTCGGCTTGCTCGGCGGGACCAGCACCGCGTCCTGCGGCTGCATATGCGGCAGCGGCAGCGGCCCCGGCGGCTTCCGGGGATGCGCCGGCTAGCTGCGCGGCCGCGGCAGCAGACTGGGCCGCAGTCTCTGCCGGTTCGGCGGTTCCCTGATACCCGAAATCTGTCTGCTGATTGCCCGGGATGAATGCTTCGATGTTGCCGCGCTCGCCCTCGAAACTCGTTTCTCTATCCCCTGGGATGAATGCCTCGATGGCCGGCACTACATCTTCGGGTGTGGGTGCCGCGCCCTCGAACACATCGCCCCAAGCAGGTTCGCCATAGTTTGGTGCGGCACCTTCGAACACATCACTCCAGGGATCTTGCGGGGTTAACGCCGACTGCGTCAGATCGCTGAGTTGCTGCGATGCCTCTTGATAGGCTTGGGTAGGCCCAGCGGCACCTTCAAACACATCCGCATCGTTGGGCGCCTGTGCAGGGGCATCGAACACATCTGCATCGTTGGGCGCCTGTGCGGGAGCCTCGAACACCGACCCCCATGGGGTGGTGTCGGTACTGCGATCACCCACGACATCGGGACCGGCAAAGGGCCCATTATAGATGCCCATCGACGATGTCTCATCAACGGGGCTCAGTGCACCGCGAATAGCGTTAAAAATGGAGGTAGTAACCGGGCCCTGGTTCTGCGGCGATAGCCAAGTGTTAATGTCTGATAGTGGTTTCGATTCTATTCGACTTTCCGCCCGCGCCCCCGCACTGGGATCTACCCAAGGATCGGTAACCGATCTCGTTGAATTTTGCGCCCACGCTGGAGAGGGAATGGAAATGCCGGGATTGAGCATCCACGATGGAACGGCGCTTATAAGCGATTGCGGCTCAGGCCCTCGCGTCATTAAGTCCGAGAGCAGAGGATTAGAAGACCACTGCGGGGCCCCCTGATCTGGGCCTAGACGACCACCTCCTACAACATCGGGACCGGCAAACGGTCCAACGTAGGGACCCGGCGCCGTCTGCGTCCCACGATCACCAACGACATCAGGGCCGCCAAAGGGTCCATCATACGGGCTTTGCGGCGCGGTCGCCCAGTCCCCGAACGTAAAGGCTGTCCCGCGATCACCGGCAAGGTCCATGCCGGAGGGAGTGTCCTGCTGCGCCAGCGACGTTTGCGTTAGATCGCTGAGTGTCTGCAGCGCACCGGTCAGGCTTTGCGGCCCGAAGGCTGACGGCTGTTCTGATGGATTAGCCTCCCGGCTGGCGACCGCTGGCGATGCCTGAGGCGCGACATCTGGAGTAGCAACAGATGGCGCAGCTTCAGGTGCAACTTCGCTGGGGGAAACTTCGGCTGCGTGCGGCGAGCCTAGTGGCTCGGCCTCGTCGCCCTTGGATGGCGCGGGATCTGCAGCGGGTGTCTCAGGCCCCCCGAATTGACTTGTGTCTGGGTCGGCATCGGGCGCGGCCTTACCGGCATCAGGATCGGCACCTTTGCCGCCGCCGGCATCTGGGTCGGCATCGGGTGCCGCTTCGGATCCACCCTTGCCGGCCGACGCCGGTGCCCACCCCGGGCTGGCGCTAGGACTGCCGGCATAGCTTTTGCCGCCACCCTCGCCGCCAAAGTTGCTGGAGCCAAAGTTGCCGAAGGAACCGCCGCTCTTCCCGCCGCCGCCCCCGGTGTAACCGCCGCCACCGCCGCCACCGGTTAAGCCACCACCGCCGGTGTAACTGCCACCACCACCGCCGCCACCACTCCCGCCAAACAGGCCACCACCGCCTTGGTCGCCATAAAAGCCGCCGCCCTGCGTCGCGCCAAACATGGCGCCGCCTGGCCCGCCACCGGTCCCTTCCGCGCTGAATGCGCCGGCCGAGCCCCAATCGCCGCCGCCGGTGAATACGCCAGGGTTGGGGCCGGCAACGTCAGTGAAGATCGCATTCGGGGCGTTGTAGCCGCTGTAATTCGTGGCACCGAAGCTGCCCCAATCACCGCCGCCGCCGCCGGCATAACTGGCAGAATCGTAGGCGCTGCCCGCCCAGGCGCCGAGGTCGCCGCCGGCATTGTAGCTCGATGCATCGTAGCTTCCGGAACTGCCCCAATCGCCGCCGCCGGTGGTGACACCGCTGCCCTCGCCGCCGGGGCCGCCGCCGCTGCCCCAGCATAGCCGCAGGCTTCGCGGCAACCATTCATCAACGGTGCCGGAATCCCATGGCCGCTGCATCATTCGGTCAGAACCTTTCTGCGCCTAGTGCCGCAACTCTGCCAACCCGGCATCGCCTTGACCCAGCCGTCACGGCCCCAGCCGATCAGCCAGTCGCAGCCCTGCGCTCGCGCGTATTTCTCGATCGCGGGGTACATGGTCTTGAGTTCGGCAAGCTCGCCGCCCTGCAACCAGACCGAACAGCATTTTATGCCGATCGGATAGGTCACCATGGTAGTGACGATGACGGCCTGCTCGCCCGGCCACAGGACAGAGTGGCCGCGGTTGATCGCTTCCCAAACCTGATCCTTGGTATGGGTAGCGCCGAATTCGTTCAGCGAGGCTTCAAGCCACGGCCAGCAGCGGCTGAATTCGGCGCTTATTCGCAAAGCACATCCTTTTTCTGCTTTGCGGCTCCAACACCCTTAACGCGCTCTGGACTATTACCGCTGGGGCAACCCCAACCATATTCGTTCGGATCGGTGACGTAGTTTTTCGGATCGCATAGGCGCTTGGCTGTCGCCATCTCGCCGATAAGGTGAAACATCTCGCGGATGCATTTGCGACGATCCGCAAAGGGGTCTTCGGCCTGTGCGGCCACGCTACCGACCGCGAGCAACACAATACTGAGCACGAGTATTCGCATGACATTTCTCCCTGTCTGCAGGGAGTATCCCACAAGACGTGGGCCACGTCAAGTGGATATCAGGCCTCGCCGCCATAGCTCTGGCGGCCAATCTGCATCAGCCCGGGAGGGGGCGCGGCCAAGCTCACCGCAGGGGCAACCACCGCAACCTTCTTGCCGCCCTTGAAACTGTCCTTCTCGCCCTCGCGGAACGGATTGTCCTGACGCAGATAGCTGTCAGAGAACCCGAACGGAGAAATGTCGCCCTCGACCACATCGCAACTATGGCCCTTGCTGTCGAAGTGGCCGCACAGGCCGCAACTGCGCTGCGGGTTACCCTCGCGGTAGTTGGCCGCCTCCTGCGTCTGCTTGGCAGGCTCGGCGGGCTCGGCGGGCTCGCTGGCCTCGCTGGCCTCTTCCTGCGGTGGCTGCGGGCCTTCGGCCATTTCGTCATCGGGCATGGTCGAATAGGTGTCGCTCATCGCGGACCGCCATAGATTTGGCGGCCAATCTGTAGCAACCCAGGCGGTAAGCCGCCTTGCCCGCCTAGCCCAGGCATCCCAGCCGGCGCATTGGGCGGCATGCCGGGCGGTGGTCCGGGCGGCATGCCTTGGGGCCGCATGCCCTGCATCCATGGTGGCGGCTGCATGCCGCCGGGCGGCATCCCAGGTGGCATACCCTGACCCATGCCGGGCGGCATGCCCCCCAGACGGGGCCCCGGTGGCATTCCTGGAGGCATCCCTGGAGGCATCCCTCCCGGTGGCCGCGGCGGCATCCCCGGAGGACCACCGCCCGGCCCCGGTAGCCCCGGAGGCCGGTTCAAAGGGCCGGGGCCGGGCATACGCTGGCGGCCGATCATCAGGCCGCCGCCGGGACGGCCCAAGTTCATACCGGGCTGACCGGGCATCGTGTTATCGTAGGGCATCGCATCACCTCACGGACATTATCGCGGGGGCCCGCCGCTGCCGAGGTTTCCGAGGAACGCCCACGGGCTGGCCGTGACCGTGCCGTCCGGCTGGCCATACTGGACGGTATGCTTAGATCGCGGCCGCTGCCTGTCGTGATAATCCACCATCATGTCGAGCAAGCTCGGCGGCTGCTTGGGCCGATCGGGATCCTGGCTTGGATCCTTGTCCTGGTCAGCCGGCTGATCCTTGCGCTGCGGCAACGGCTGCTCCCACCATTCCGGCGCCCGCCGCTGCTGTTGCTGCGGCGGCTGCTGGAACGGCGGTGCCATCATGCCGATCCCCATGCGGCCGATCGCCTGCAGCATGCGCGGATCGTAGGGCATGACGGCTCCTATGATATCAAAGATCGCCCTCGGCCTTCTGGATGGCGGCGCGCACAGGCACTAACCATTCATCGGGGATAGCGGCGCAACGACTGATTTCCTTCAGTGCCGCCAGCAGATCGGGCGCGGCGGCGATTAGACGGGCGGTTTGCTTCTCGCGGGCGGTGCACACTGTGCAAAGTTCCGCATCGTAGACGTGATAGCCTTTGACGCCGATATCAAACGTCCACGGCCCCGGTGTGTGTTTGCTCATAACAGCACCAGCACGGCGGTAAAGAACACCACGCCACCCGCCACCATTCCACAGAGTAAAATTGCGATACTGTCCATGTTGTCACCCTCCATTGAGGATGGCATCATGTCACAGAATGTGGCCCACGTCAAGTGGATATTATATGAGCGGCGATGTTGAGGTGTTGCTAACCGCCGTCGGTGTGCTGGTTATCGCCCTGACGCTCGCCTGCGTTATCGCCTTCATTCTCTGGCGCTGAGCACTCCGGGCAACGGTCGCGCCAGCCGATGTGGGTCCAGCCGCTCTGCGCTCCCACCGCCCGCAGGCCCGCCGCCATCGCCTCACGCTCGCCGCGGCCGTAGTCCAATTGCGGACCGAACGCCTTGTCGCACTCGTCACAGGTCAATTGGATAGTGCCAATCCGCGGTTCCCACCATGGCGGGAATGGCGGCAGCTTGGGCTTGGGTCCGGGCCTGCGCTTGGCCGGCTTGGCCGGATCCTCCACCGGTCGGCGGCGGTGCTTGGCTTCCCATTGGGGATCCGGCGGCGCTTCCTTGTAAGCCACTGGCGGCAAGCGCCGTTTTCGCAGTAACCATCTCAACGGCAGCGGATCGTGATTGCCCCAGGCGTCGGGGTGCAGCCCCCACCGGCCGGCGGCAATCGCCCGGCACAGTTCATGGTCGGCCACGACGTCGGGCGTATCGAACGCCTCATCAAGGCAAGTCTCGGGCGACGGCCAGCATATTGCGCCGTAGAATGTCATCCCAGCAGATTAATCCACAGAACGTATTAACGTAAAGGCAACATCCCGTTGACGGTCATGGCGTGGAGGGTGTATTCCACCATTCGAGCCGGTCGCGTTGGCCTACGCCTTGTCCGCTCGGGCTACTGATCGGCTCATCTACCCGGAGGGTTACCGGACGGGCCGTGCGATCCGGCCCATTGCTCCAGAGGAAACGCTGGCACGTCCAGCCCCCGGGGGGTCATGCAAATCCCCGGGGGTTGGCGCGTTTCCACCACGTTCCGAGGTCCGAGGAGGTCGCCAGCGGAACGATCGGGGGCGGAAACCGATTACCAACTACAGCGGCAGATGGTGTTGCCGAAGCTCTGGGTGCAGGTTACCGATTGACCCGGTCGACAACTCTGCGCCCACGCCAGCGTCGAAATGCCGATCGTGGCTGCCACAACCATGGCACCAATGGCCGTAGTGAATAGTTTCATATCCAAGTCTCCTGTCCTGTGGTTACCTTGACAGGCAGACCATCCCCACAGATTGTGGCTTATCTACGGCGCGTGGATACCGTTCTTGCTCCTGCCGATCTGCAGGATCAATTGCATGTAGCGATACTGCAGCAGGCGCAGCAGCCGCCTGCGCGCTAACCCTAAGGATGCCGGGCCTCGTTCTTGTGCTCGACCTTCTCGGCCTTTTTTGCCGCAGCGGCTTCATCGTCCTCGGCCTTGCGCTTGGCCAATCGGGCGTCCTCAACGGCCTTGGCCTCGTCGGCCGCGATCTTGTCCGCAGCAGCCTTGTTGACCTTGTCGATCTCGGCCTGAATGCCGGCGTTAAGCTCCATCAACTGATGCCGCGCTGCGCCATGGACGGCCCTTAGCCCGGCGTCGTTCGCCGAGTGGTGGGCGATGGTCAACAGCTTCATCGTCAGATCGATATCAACAAGCTCGGGGCCTTTAGCTTTACCTTCGTTCTTGTGCTCTGCCATGGTCGCCTCCGTTGGGTTAATTATGGTGAACAAATAGGGATCGGTCGCTTTGGTCGCCCGTATCCCATCAAATCGCTGATTTGATGGTGTATAACCCAAGGTTGTAGCGCAACCGGCCGGCTGCACAGGACAGGGAAGCCGGCCGGCCGCTAATCCGACGCGGTTGCTAGAGGGCGCCGCGACCGGAAAGCTCCTACTCTTCCTAGTCCCTGTCGGATGGTGAGCCAGAGGGTTCGAGCCATCACCCCCTTACCCCCATGGAATGAACCATGCAGGGTAGGAGGGAAACGGCCGATGATCCTGTCGGACGGAGCCGCCGTCGGGACATCGCCATTACTCGGCATTTACCACTACAGGCATCCGAGTTGGAGCAAGCCCCTACACCCTGCCTGTTGCGGAAATCAGCGATTTGAATTATTTGCCCAATTACGGGCTGGGCGTTTTCGCTAGGAGATCCGCTCGGTCAGCGCCGGCAAGCTACAACTTGGCCGGCGCAATCTTTTCAGATTGCTTTTCCAAAGAAAATGATTTGCGGGCTGAGGTCAAGCCCAGCTCAAAAACTAATTCATCCAGCCCGGCGCACAGTAGCGGAAGTTCGGCCTTGGCCACCGGCACCTCGTAGGCCACCAGATCGGTCACCAGTGCTGCCGCATCCACCCGCTGCATGGCATCCCACGACCGCCTCCACAGTCGCGCCGCGAGCCCACAGGCGCATTTTGTGATGTCCCCCGCTGTCGGACAGCCCCCACAGGCTAAAACTCGCCCGCCGCCCCCTTTGCCGGTCCAGCGGGGGCCATCCAGGGTCGCTAGGTAGGTTCGCCACTGCCGGGCGTAGGTTTGGCCGGCGAGGTGCTGGAGGAGTGTGATCTGACCGCGAATGACCAGGCGACCGAGTTCGCTCTCCGCGAGTTGATCAGCCATCCGTTCACCCAGACCCTTGCGATGTGGCTGTGTGGCCGCAATCGCCGCAGGCGAAATCGCCGGTTCATTCGTGGGCCTCAGATTGCCGGAGGGGTAGCGGTGACCCGTCTTGCGCGGCCTGCCGCGCCGTCGCCGCTTGCTGGCCATGGGTGTCCACCCTCATCGCGTCGATCTGGGCGAATATAGCTTGCAAATTTGCCGCTGTCCCGTTTGCAAAAATGCAAACTACGTTTTGCCACGCATTAGTCATTTGGAGTTGAGCCTTGTTCATGGTCGTAGCCGTCGTCGCTGCGTTCGCGGGTTTCGAAGAAGTCTGGAAATTCGGGATGGCGCTTGAGCCACCATCGCGACATGGCGGAGGTCCAGTTGTGATTGATCTTGAATGGTCGATCGGCATATTCGAGGTGGCGGTGCCAGCACATGACGGAGGTGATCATTCGGACTGAGTAACGCGGGCGGCCGGTGCGGGCCATTTTGAGGGCCATGTCCTCGAACATCTTGACGACGTCGCGCGGTACTATTCTGCCATGGCAGTCGAACAGCAGATAGGGGTCTTGGGGCGGCGGCTCCCCCGGTGGTAACCATGAGAACAGGTCGTCTGCCATCACACCCTTGGGGGCTCCCGCCTACTCCATTGATCACCGGCAAATTCGAATGGGCCGGTCGGTCGCCCATATTTCTTGAACATCATCTCATAGCTATCCTCGGCGCTGAATCGCGGTGGCGGCAACTTCGGTACCGGCGACAAGCTTGAGTTCTGGGCTATCTTCGTTCGCCAAGCGATTTCCGCCGCGCATGCCTCGACCACCTCCGCTGGCGTCGGCGGCCATTTGCACCGCCGCTGCAGGCCGGTCTTCGGGTCGGTCACGTATTCCACGATCGCCGGCGGGTAATCCTCCAGGATCGCCCCCAGCGTCGCGATGAAACCCTCTGGGTTTTGGTAGTCGGTCTTGCGGTATGAGGACATCAGGAGGTCGATCCGCGTCAGCACCCAGCCGGGATCGCACTTTGGCGATGGCTTCGGAGAGGCTTCCGGCTTGTTGTCCAGATGGTCGAACGTGAAGTGATCCATTTCGCCCTCGATAGGGGGATGTACGCCAATTGCGCCACGCCGCATCCCAATCGGCGTATAGTTTTGCGTTGGCTTTGCAATAATTGGCGAAGCGTTCGAATTCGAGCGCATCTTCCTCCGCTACCGTCGGTCGCCAATCGACGGGCATAACTGTCTTCCTTCCTTTTCTTTCTTTCTTACTAACTTCTTTCTTTATATGGCTGTCATCAATGTCAGCCCGTAAAGCACCTTCGTGCTGACGTGACCTATGATTTATCTGGGCTTTCCGGTTTCGTTCGCGGCGATCGGCTTCGCGTTCCTTCATCAGCTTAACGATCTGATCGTTGGTCATGCCGGCGGCTTGTAGCTGGGCGATCGATACCCTCATCGCCGTCCCCACAATTGGAAAATGATTTCCTCGGCGCACTTCTGGGCGTTGCGGTGGATGTCCCGGCCGGAATATCGGAACATTGCCAAGCCGGCTTGCTCCGCTGCCTGATCCTTGGCAGCGTCCCGCGTACGCTGTGTGGGCGTTGAATGAAATTCCCAGCCATCGCACTCGACCAAGGCGACGATGTTGCCATCCCAGAAGAGCGCCAAATCGTAGCGGTAGCGACCGAGCTTGTATTGCTGGGCTACAGTGAAACCGTGTTTCATCGCGTGCGGGACAAGACGATAGGCGAGTTGCCGCTCGATCGGGCTCTCACAGGGGATATTGCCAATCGGTATCCACCAATCCTCGCATTCCCCATCCTCGCGGATGCGCGCCCACTTATCTTCCTCATCGTCACGCGCCCATCGGCGCCATAGCTCCTTATTCATGGATTGTCCGCTCTGTGCCGGAGGTGGCGCCGGGGCCCCGTCGTCGTGGAACACGGGAGGGCAAGTCGGTCGGGTGACAATACCCGCCCCTCTGCCCCGGCAGCACAAGGCTGCGCTGATTTGCGGCGAGTCGCAACGACTAATTATCGGCTAGTTGTGGATAAGGTGGCGACCTACAACCGGTGGTGTAGAATGTTATTCTACGGCTTGTCGTTCGACATCTACGGCTTGTCGTTCGACAAAGGTCATAGCAGCCGCTCGGAGCGGGCCAACTCCCGCAGAAGAGCCTCGATGGCTTCCATCATCATGATCTCGGCGGCGGCCTTTTCCACCGCCATGCGGCCGCTTTGGATCCGCACAGGATAGACCCGCTTGCGGCGGCGAACCTCACGGATTGCGCAGCCGTGAAGCTCTTCGGTGGAAAAGGCTGCAAGCCGGGACAGCGGCAGATCGGTCACCCCTGCGCGGCCTTCGGGCCCTGCGCCACCACCCGCGGCATCTTCTCAGCGGTATCCTGCGGCAGCGCCGGCCGCGCCCGTTCCACCGGCATGAACTTCTTACGCTCCTCAATCAGCACGCTGCGGACCTTCTCGACCATGTCGAGCTGCTGATCGAGCCAGCCGATGTGATCGTAGATCTCCTGATGCTGCATGTAGCGCAGGTCGTCGCCGCGCTGGGCGGCGTTGTCGGCCATGCGCTGCAGCCCGACCACAAGGTCAGCCAATCGGTCAGCCATTCCGCTATCCTTTCAGGGAGAGATATTGGGGGGCTTCGGCGTCGGCCCGGGGTCGCCCGCGCTTGCTGAGCTTGTGCTGCACCGCGATCATGCTGCGCTGCGAGAACAGCGCATCGTTGAATTTATAGCCCTGCCCGCGCAGCAGCGGCGCCAGCACGGCGAAGGTGTCGGGGGGCAGGCCCCTTGCGCGCCAGTTAGACACTACCCTGTCGTCAATCCCGAAAATCGCTGCTGCCTTGCCAGTGCCGCCGAGGGCGTCGATCACATGGCTCGCGGTGGTCAGGTTCATCGGGGGATACGTTCTTGCCATGGAAATTCCTATATGTCACATTGCGTGGAACGTCAAGCCGTGGGGAATGTATAGCATGAAAGCGAGCTTTGAAAATGCCGTCAAATCACTGGTCAGCGATGAGGAGGTAGAAGCTGCCGCCGCTGCCTTGGCGTGGAGCATGGGGCGGCTGTGGGGTGCCGGCAAGCCGGCCGACAAGGCCGACCTGCGCGATCATGCCCGCGCCGCACTCCATGCCGCCGCTTGGGTGCGGATATCGGGAGTAAAATAGTTGAGATATCCACTTGACGTGGACCACGGGATGTGGAACAAGGGGACATCGAAACGAGGAGCACAGGACATGAAAGCAACCAAGGTGAAGCGCGGTTACTGGACGCTGGAAAGCGAAAAGGCTCCCGTCTACGCCGCAATTGCATATTGCACCGAATATGACGTGAACGACGTGTGGGGCACGGGTTGGTTGCTTGCTTTCCGAGACAAGACAACCGGCGTCATCGTGAAGCGTGGCACACGTTATTCGACGTGCGAAGCCGCAATGACTGCGGCGCGTGAGGAGGTGCAGTCATGACCCTCGATCAGATCAAGACCGCAGTCAAAGCTGGGAAGACCGTGCATTGGGTAACCGAAGGCTACCGAGTGATCAAAGGCAAGGGCAAAGATAATTGGCTAGTCGTGTTTGATGACAACAACCATTGCATCGGCCTGACATGGCAGGACGGCATAACCATGAATGGCAAAGAAGATGAATTCTTCATTGCTGGTTCCCGCACCCAAGCCGAAATCGATCGCTTGGCAAAAGCGCGAAGGGGCTGGTGACATGACCCCCGAACAAGCCTGGACGCGCGTCCGCCGGATCGCCTTTGAGTTGGAGCGCGCCGACTACGGCATGGGCATGCCGCGCGACTATCGGCGCGTGCTCGAATTGCGCGCGGCATTGGAGCAGGCCCGCAAGGATGCCGCTGCGGCCGAAGCCGCCGCCAACGATAACACCCGCAATGACGGCTACGACATCCTGTCGGATGGCTTCGAGGAGCTGCAGCCATGAGAACCCTCATCCTCGCGGCCTTGGCCGTTGCAGTCATCACGCCGGCGGCAGCACAGCAACCAGCGCCCGGATGGTTCCCCACCGGGGAATGGCAGTGCGGTCCCTATGTGCGGATCATCACGTCGACCGATGGCAACATGGGCGTGAACTTCGAAGTCATCGGCGCATGGTTCAATAACAACTACACCTTCCGCCGAGGACAGTTGTTTTACAACGGGATCCCATGCGGTGCGATCGGCCGCCCGTTCGGCTTTGGCGAACCCCCGCGCCGGAAGGCCCGGCTCGTTGAGGAGCCGCCGGAGGAAGACAAATGAGAACCAATGACATCGTTCTGCGACAGGTGTTCCCCCCGATCCCCGACCACAACTTTGATTGGGCCTGCTGGCACGACGGCTTGGAGGAGGGACATATCGGCTACGGCGCCACCCCAATTGAAGCCGCGGTTGATCTCGCCCGCCTCGATCGGGAGCGCGCCGAAGCCGAGGAACCGGAGGAAGACAAATGACCTACGAAGCCCAGAACGTGGCGCTACGAAACCAAGCACTTTCCGAGCGCCTCGCTCCCTCCATACCCATGCAGAGACAAATGAACACATCCGAGCAAATTAACGAGTTGGCCGCTGCCTTGGCTCAGGCACAGGGCATGATGGAAAATGCCATCATGAACCGGATTAATCCGCATTTTAAGTCAAAATATGCCGATCTCGCCGCCATCTTCGATGCCGCGCGCAAGCCGTTGTCGGCCAATGGCCTCGCCATCGTCCAGACCATTGGCGACGGTGTGTTGCATACGCGGCTGTTGCATACATCCGGCCAATGGATCGCCAGTGAGCACCCGATACCGATGTCCGGACGACCGCAAGAGATCGGCTCCGCACTAACCTACGCGCGCCGTTATTCGCTGTCTGCCCTGATCGGCATTGCCGCCGATGAAGATGACGATGCAACCGGGGCAGAAAAGGCGCACAAGGCCAACGGGCCCAAGCCGCCCGAGCGGCTGGCCGATGCAGCGATCAGTGAGTTGGAAAACGCTATCGAAGATAGCGGGCGAACCCTCGAATGGTTCTGCAAATTTGCCCGCATTAACCTAGTGTCAGACCTAGCCCCTGAGCGTTTCGACTCCGCGCTGGCCTACGTCAAGAAGCTGCCCAAGGTGGAGCCGTGACCGTGCCGCAGGATGGCAAGCGGTTGCCTGACGACACGCCGCTGTCGGATGTGGTCCTAACGGGCCGCGCCAGAAATGTCTGCCGGTACCCCGAGCCCGAGATCACGACCGTAGGGCAATTGCGGAAGATGACCGATTTCGAACTGATATGCCGCGCCAACTGCGGAAAGATGACCCTATTGGAACTGCGCCTCCTCACCGGACAATGGCAACCCGGTAAGCGTCAACAATCTGATGTGACGCTAAAGGCAAGATGGGTCAGTGCCGTCGCTGCTGGCATGTGCGAATGTTCCTTTGAGGAATGGAAGAATGTCCCAGTGTGAACGATGCAAGTGTAGTCCTAATCGCATGTTCATTGAAACGGCGGCCAATCAGTCGCCCCGCTACTTCTGCGCGGTTTGCGTGATCAGCATCGCGGCCGGCTATGTCTGCAAGGCACAGATGCGCAAGGTGCAGGAACGCGAACGCAGGGCCCGCCGCCACACCGCACTGGAGGTCACACAATGAACTATGTTGTGATAGCCCTCGCCTACGGCGACGGTGATGACCCCGGTCTGAATGTTTATTCCGTCAGATTTTTCACCCAACAAGCAGCAATAGAAGCCACTGACTGGTTAAACTCCATTGCAAGCATTTCCGAAGCAAAACTATTCGTTGATGCGTCCGAGGAACGATGACAATGCAGCAGGGCAGTGAAGAATGGAAACAAGCCCGCTGCGGGCGGGTGACGGCATCGCGAGTACATGACATCGTGGCCGTCACCCGTTCCGGAGGCTATACGTCAGGCCGAAAAAACTACATGGCCGATCTGGTGATCGAGCGGCTTACTGGCCAACCGGCGCCATCATATCAGAGCGCCGCCATGCAATACGGCATCGCCACCGAGCCCGAGGCGCGGTTTGCCTATGCTCTCCGTACCGGCGCCGAAATCACTGAGGTGGGGTTTGTCCCCCATCCTACCATTGCCATGGCCGGTTGCTCGCCTGATGGCCTCGTCGGCAATGATGGCTTGGTCGAGATCAAATGCCCCAACACTGCAACCATGATCGAGGTGCTGTTGGGCGGCAAGCCTGATGTTGCCTACGCCACCCAATGCCATTTCCAGATGTCCTGCACCGGCCGGCAATGGTGCGATCTGGTCACCTTCGACAACCGCCTGCCACTCGGCATGCAGGTGCACATCTTCCGCATTCACCGCGACGATAAGATCATCGCCAAATTCGATCTTGAGGTAGAGCAATTCCTAATCGACCTTGATGCCACCGTCGATCTGCTGCGCAAGCGATACCTGCAGGAGGCGGCAGCATGAAATACCAGCGCAAGCACCGGTTACCGGTTGGCTATGAGCTAACCAAGGAACTGGAAAAAACCAGAAACTTCACAGCGAAGCCGTGGCAGAAAAAGGCGGTAAGCGCGAGAGGTCAGGGGGCTAGCATTCTGAAGCAGTGGGGCCTGCGTCGATCCCGCAAACCCGTAACCTTGGCAAAGCCAAAGCCATGACACAGCTTCGCGACGATCTGCACCGCCGCATTACCGAGCGCCATAACCAATGGCACAACGATAGCGTCGACCTTTACCAGATGGCCGGCCTGCGCGCACACCACCTCGCACAAGACGTGTTCACCATCCTGATGGTGGAGATTGTCGGCTATTGCTTCCGCTTCAATCTGGAACCGGAGGAAATTGCCGACGCCATCCAAACGGCTTTGATGGTCATGAAAAAGGAACGCGAGCAATGAGCGCCCCGCCACCAGTTTATTTCACATGGAACGGCGAGGCGATGGAGCCCATCGGGCGGTTCTCGCGGCTGGCCGAACGCACGTTCACTTCGGGCCACGCCTATCGCATGATCGTGGAGGAAGAGCGCAGCGGCGCTAGCCATCGGCAATATATGGCGGCGGTGCATGAAGCATGGATGCAACTGCCCGAGCCGTGGGATATTGCATTTCCCACCGAGGATCACTTGCGGAAATATGCGATGATCCGCACTGGCTTTTGCACCATCACCAAGGTGGTTGGCAACAAGCGCGTGCCGGTCGATGGTTATGCGATCGTGTGCGAGGAAGACGGCGTAACGACAATCTATCAAGCCAAGTCGCAATCGTACAAGGCCATGGGCGCGGAGGAATTCCAGAAGAGCAAAACCGCAGTCCTCGGCTACCTCGCCGACATGGTGGGCGTGACCGCCGAGCAATTGATGAAAGAGCGCGCGGCATGACCGACATTGAGCTGCTGCGCCT